TGAGTTACTGCTTTCATCTCCCTTATCCCTATCGTAGTAATCAAATGCTTTAAATGTAAAATTACCAATAGCAGTTCGTTCTAGAATATGAGGCATAGTAGAGTTCTGGAAACCATCTTTAATACCAGGTGCTACTGTTTCTATCCAAGCCTCTCCTTGGTTCTTAATCCAAGCCCAGAAACCTTCAAACTTATTCTTCTCATCACCTGTTACATTAACAAGTGTTTGTAAACCATAGTAAGTACCCATTGTATTAGGTAAGTCTTGTAGTTTCTTAAGTACGCCTTGCCAACCTTCTGATGCTTGGTTACCCCAACTATCGGATGTAGTCCAAGAACCTGAAGTATTCTTATAAATAATAGAACCTGAGCTACTAGCTCCTACTTGTCCTGCTAATGTAGAAGCAACTAAATCTGATTTACCACCATCTTCTGTGTTCTTATTACTATTAGTAGTACCGTTGATAGTATATGTGTATGTATTTTTAGTAGCGTTATCAGCTCCACCATAAGAGATATAAGTTCTCTTAACCCAGTAGTAAGCGTGTGACCTATGTAAATCTACATTAGAAGAGCCGTGTGTATATGTTGTACTCTCTAATACTTCCTTAGTTTTATTAACAATAAAGGTAGTATCGCCTACTGTTACTGCAGCGAAACTCTTACTTGCTTGAGCAGTACCTGGTAATCCTAAATAAGAGTCTGTACCACTATCTTGTAGTACTCCACTCATATCATAGGTCTTCCAAGCACCGTCAATTATAACAATGATATATGCTTCAGTTCCATCACCACGTTCATAAGTATGGATAAAAGGAGTATGCCCAAGGAGGGTATTATCAGTAGAAATGTACTCCAATGGATTACGTCTTCGAGTGCCTTCGGTAAAGGAGAGATTACAATTAATCATCTCATCTACAGTAGTATCGTGACGAAGTTCTGGAGCTTGTTGGCTAACACCATTAATCAATGAAGGAATGGTCTGATTAACTTCCATAGTAACTCCTTAAATTGCGGTAGGGTTCTGACCTCTACTCATCGCCCTAGTTGTTGATATCTCATCGAATATAGAATAATCACCAGACCAAATATCTTCACCTCTAACAGTAGTGGTAGCATCTACTACCTCTTGAGCTAAAACTTGGTAGGCATTATCTACTCCCACTACTCTGATATAGAGTTTCATCTTAGCTTTAGCTACTACTAGTAACTGTGCGATTGAATGTAGGTCATCAAATGCTATCTCCCACGTAATGTCCGCTTGTACGGTTTCCGTAAATATGTAGGTTGCATTCTCTTTATCATAAAGCTTGCCACTCTTTACAATATAGTTCTCATTTGTTTGAGAAGCATCTACGGAGAGTGCTCCTGCTGGGATTGCAATATATCCAGCAGCATCGGGGACTAAATCCCAGTCTTCATCTGTGTTGAAGTGATAACCTTGTGAAAGAATCTCAATAAGGGACTCATCAATTATCGTATCTGCTAATAAGCCTTCATAATGTCCTTCCTCCCAAACACCTGCAGTAGGTGTAGCACCTGTACAAGCAATAGAATTATCGAACTTAGTCCAAGTACCTGCAGGTGAAGCACCTGTACAAGCAGTTTCGGTAGTATGGGTGGTGATAGAACACACACCTTCTGTAACAACTCCACTTATAGAGCAGTAGGGTTGTATAGAGGTATTAGCTGGAATAGGACTTTCACCTATAGTTGTCAAGCAAATATTAATTGCATCGTTATATCTATTCATAATATCCTCTATTTATAATTTGGATGAAACACCCTCCGAAGAGAGTGCCTCAATTAGTCTAACTAGTGCTTACGCCTTAGATAAACGGATTGAACAACCAGCGTTAAGTACGCCTTCGCCCATTGCGTAAGAAGAAACCATCAAAGTACCTAATTTCTCAGGGATGTAGTTTGCTTCTGACTTGATATCTAACAATTTAACAACACCTACTGCGTGTGGAGTAAAGATGTAACCCCACATACCTGTGTTAATATTATTAGAAGTCATAATTGGGATACCTGCGATAGTGAATACATTACCTGTATCAATACCACCGTTACCATTGGTCCAATCACGATTTACTGCTTTATCAGACTGTACTAAGTTGTAGTAAGCTTCAGGTGTGATTACACATACCTTATCGCCTGCAATGTCCTTAGTGTCCATAGTAGAAGCAGCATCGAAGATAGCTTCGACTAGCTCATTAGCAGTTAAAGTTGTACCTAACGTAATATCAGCGTTCTTAGTCGGCTGACCTACTTTAGGAGTAGCAGTCGCACAAGCATCAAGCTGTGCTACTACCGCTTTATCTACTTTCTTAGCTAGTACGTTACCCATCTCAGTTGAGTACTGACCACGAGTTTCGTAGTGAGACATAGCTTCTTCGTAATCGTCCACAAATACTGAAGAGTATTTACGAGCATCAATCGTGATGATTTGCTCGTTTGAACCAATTGATGAAGGAACTACATCCGCACCAGGAGTGTGAGTCTTAACATCAGTAGCATCAGACAAAGCACCAATTACTGGGAACTGTGCAGATTTACCGTTGTTAATAGTACGTGTGTTTACTAGTGGTAAGAATACATTCTTTGTAGAGAATGCAGTCAATACCTCGCCACTGAAGATTTTAAGGGCTAAATCCTTATTACCTGCAGCACCACCGAAGTTAAAGTTCGGATTTGAAGTTGTAAATGCCATTTTTATATCCTATATAAAAGTTAAGTTAAAGTTTTATATAGTAATACGTTGTGTCTAAAGGGTATCTCTCAACCACCCCCTCAAGGGCAGCATCAAGGCAATTATACTTACTTGTGTTACTATAAGAAATCAGATAGAGCCAGCTTACGTTGCACTTCTGCTCTGTAAGTATGGTCTACCTTATACTTAGGACTAGACATAGCTTCCATCATATCGCTTTTAGTTGCGAAACCACGGCTACTACTACTAGCACCTGAAGTACGATTACCACCAATCAGTTGAGGATTGGCAGCTTTGTAACGAGCGTGAAGCCCTTGGATTGCAAACCGAGCACTCTCTGCATTATCTAGAGTAGCATTAAATGCCGTTTGTTCGCTTTCCGACAGAGTAGAGCCAGCCCATTGAATCATAGACTGGTACTCAGCTTCACTACCAACCTCACTTTGCAGTGCGTTAATAGTTTGTTGCTGAATAGCCTCTTGTCCCTGTATGTAAGAATCGACCACCTCCTTTGATAATCCAGACTGTTGAAGTTTGGAATACGTCTCGGGAGCTAACTCGCCTTCAGTTACATATTGTTCGTAGAGAGCATCGAAATCTAATCCTTTACTCTCTACTGTTTCTTTAGCCTCATCGGTAGGAGTAGGAGGTGTTTCTTCCGTCACTACTTCTTCCTGAGGTTCTTCTTGAGTTTGTTGACCCATCTTAGATTGAAGCTCTGTATAAGCCTTCTCTAATTCACCAACATCTTTATATTTACCAGCTAGTAATACATTCTCTGTATCACTTCTTAGTTCTTGATTTGTTAGTTCCTCGCTTTGGTTTGCTTTGTCCACCATTGCTTGGTCGTGCTCGTTTAGCTGAGGTGCTTCCTCCGCTTGGTTTTGTATCTCTACTTCGCTCATTAGTCGTCTCCGTTGTTGTTATATCTTCATTAGTATAGATTTTCCATCTAATTTCTGACATTAGCCCTCCGCTAATTGCTGACCTACTGCTGACCCACCTGATTGTGCTGCACTATCTAACCCTGCTTGACCTGCTTGCATAGCCATCGCTTGCTGCTGTTCTTGTTGTATCTGTTCTTGAGATTTAATTATACCTTCTGCATCTAAACCTAGAGAAGTAGCTACTCTGTTAATCACTGCATCTACATTAGCGTGCTGAGCAAATATTTCAGGACCAAGTAGTTGTTGTAGGGTTTGTGCAAACATAACTAGTTTGTTATAGTCGTGTCCTCTTCCTAATGCTTCTAAACCAGTAACAATAACTGGCTCTACTAATCCTTCAGGTAGCTGTGTCTTAGAGTTCTTAAAGATAATCTTAACTAGAGGTAGCTGTAATTCCTGTGAAAGAATAGAATAGATACCACCTAACGCATCTTCAAGTTCACCTGCTACTAAACGAATCTCTTCGGCAGTAACACGTTCAGCATTACGAGTAGCTCCTTGAGTTAACAAGAATGCGGATGCAAGACGTTGCTGTATTTCTAATGCTAATTGATAAGGGATTTGCATATCGTTGCCCTTAGCAACCTGCAAAGTAGTGACATCTGATGCCTTACCTTGTACGAAATCACCTGACTTAGCTTTAGATAAATCTCTAGCTCTAGTAGTTCCTGTAGGGTCTACCAAGAATACAATCTTAGATGAAGCTGCTGCTCCTTCTACCATACCTTGGTTTAATGCCTCTAGAGAACGGAGGTCACCTAGGTACTGCTCTACTAAACCTCTACCATAGTCTTCACCATTGATAGCTGTCCAACGTAGTGCAAGGAAAGGACTGTCTTCAGCCTTTACTTCTCCTTCAGAACCAGGAACTACTTCACCTAGTACTTCTTGATATAGAGAGTACGAACCTGTCTCAGTAATCCTAGCACAAGTATATAAATCAGTATCTTCGTCTGTTAAGTCTAGTTCAGGTACATCAGTAGGGTGTACTGTTTCTTTAACAATAATCTCTACTACTTTACCCAATGCGTTACGTTTAACAACGTATTCATTTAGGTTATATACTCTTAACTCTTCATCTTCAAGACGAAGTAAAGCATTACCTGTACCGATTAGAAGTTTTAAAGCCTCAAACAAAGGTACTCGATATGCTTTCTTCTCTATATATGTGTAAAGGTCTCGCTCGAAAGCAGCAAGTGTTTTCTCTAACTCAGCTTCTTGCTCAGCATTTAACTCCCCAACATCCTCTTGATTAGGCATTAACCTAAAGAAAGGAGCGTTAGGAGGTAATAGAGTTAGTAGTAATTTACTAGCCAGATGATTTACTGCTCTACTTCCAAGAGATTGATAAGGAGTTGTTAATACATCTTGCTCCTTATGCCCTTGCTTAGTAAGCATAGAAGGAATAGTAAGTGAAGCACAATCCCTAGCTCTGTCTAGTACTGTTGACTTCTCGCCCTCTAGTTTAGACCATCTAGCCTTGAGTGTTTCTGTGCGTTCTTCTGCCATTCCTTACTCCTTAATATCCCTTAGATACTCCAGACTTAACGCCTGACTTAGTAGAGATAGCTAATCTACCCTTACCTTTCTTAATCGCTGTAAGCTTCTTCTGTTTCTTAGTTCCTTCATCGCCTGGAGTAAATGTAGCCTCTGTCACAGGTGCTGATGATGGTGGTACTGGTGGTGGTGGTGTCGGTGCTTTAGAGCTGCCAAATAATCCGCCCATAGTTATTCTCCTGTATCTCTTAGTTGTTTTAATAATCGAAGTAATTCTATTACTCCTGCCTGTTTACCTCTATCAAAATCAGATAAATGTTCAGTGACCATACGGTCAGGATACATTTCTTCTAGTTTTGTAAGTAAATCTAAGGTTCTTCTTGGAAGTTTGTCCATTATATAAGTATGCTTTTATCGGTTAAATAATAACCTTCTGCCCTCCATTTGAGCTACGATGCCCACCACCACACGTTTTGAACGTGGGTGTTCCTATTATTCTAGTAGGAGCTTCGTCTCTACATTTAGGACATATACTAGGTTCATTCATATCCTTCATTGCTCTTCTAACTTCATACTCGTGGGTGCAGTTATTACACCTAAAATCATATATCATAATTATTCCTCAAGTTTAATTAATACTAACTACTAACTACTCTACTCTTTCCTTCTTGTTTGATTGTCTGTATGAGGAGTTTATAGCGTTCCTCAATTTCTTCTCTCTTTGCTTTCTCTTCTCTATATAACTGACACCACGAAACTGCTGAATCTGCAATAGCCCTTTCATATAATTCTTTCCTGCTCACTCTGCCACCTCTTCAGCCCATCTTAAGAATCTATAATCACGAGTCCATAGTATCTCACCGTCTTTATAAATAGTAATAGAGTCATAATATAAATGTGCTCCCCTTGCTTCAGCCTTTAAGACCTTGATGTAACAAGTCTGTATAGTAGGGCACACATAAGTACCTCCACCTATATGCCCCTTACTAACTGTTTCCATAGTTATCTTGTCAGCATAAGGAAAACTGTACTTATTAGTATTGGCTAAGGATACCTCAGCATATGAGAGTAGGATAAAGAACACTCCCAGTAGAAACCACATCCAGTTAAAGTTTGCTCTGATTTTCTTAATACACCCTTTAGGTGAACACTCGTCTAACCACTCCCATCCTTCATTCCTGGTTTTTGAATATAGCCTTTGTCTTCCTTTCCATCCTTTGTATCCTTGCATTTCTGCTCCTTTAACTTGTGTTGTACTTCACGCATAACAGGCGTATCTCTAGTTCCGAAGTTAATCCACTTATACCCTTTATGCCATTCAAAGTTTGGTTGGTAGTTCTTCTTTACCACCCCCACTCTCCTGACATACCTCCAGCTGAGTAGTCAGTAACAGTACCCTCGAAGAAATTCTTAAAGGAATCTCCTGCTACAATCCACTCTACCCAAGGTAGGGGATTCTCTTTAACTCCCCAGTTAGGCTTCAGCCCTAGCATTAAGAGCCTCCTGTCCGCCAAATGTCTAATGTATTCTTTAACTTCAGCTTTAGTGAGACCTTCCACACTTCCAAGCTCGTAAGCCAAATCAATAACCTTATCCTCCAGGGACACCGCCACCCTGAACATTTCGTATATTTCTTTCTTAAACTCATCTGTCACCACCCTTGGATGTTCATTACAAAACTCTCTAAATAGACGAGACATACCCTGTACGTGTAAGCTCTCATCTCTGATTGACCATTCAACTACTTCACACATCCCCTTCATCTTACCTCTACGTTGGTAGTTAAGGAGCATCGCGAATGCAGAGAACAAAGACATCCCCTCATTACAACAGGTCTGAGCTAAAGCACTAGCTAGTCCGTGTAATGTAGAAGTATCATTGTTCTGCATAAACTCTACCTTATCTACCATCGCTTGGTAATCTAAGAAGGCTGTGTATTCACTATCAGGTAGACCGAGAGTATCGTTCAGTAGGGCGTAAGCTCTCTGATGTGTACCCTCTCTAGATGCAAAGGACATCAACATATTCCTAACTTCGTGGTTACGGAACTTAGGGATGAATAGGTCACAGTAGTTCTGACCTACCTGTACATCTGACTGTGTGAAGAGGCGTAGTATCTGAGTAATATGGCTCTTCTCTTTATCAGTAATCTTACCTCTCTTCCATTGGTCTACATCCTCTTGTAGCTTAACTTCCCACGTACCCCAATGAGTTTTCTCGTGTTCTTCTGCAAGCTCCATAGCCCATTGATGGTGGAAAGGTTTATAGGCTTGAGCCTCATCCATTAACCCTGGCAACTCAGACATTCTCCCTCCTCCTTAAATGAATTTAATTTAACCCTCTCTACTTTAATTCCTATCTGTTCTGCTTTACTACTGCTATTAGTTCTTAAGTAATATAATCCTTTAAGTTTGTCTCTCCAAGCTTTGAAGTGAACACTATTAACATAACTCTTATCACTGCCACTTGGAAAGAATAGGTTAACACTCTGTCCTTGGCATATGAAAGGTTGACGTTGAGCAGCGTGCTCTACAACCCAATGTTGGTCTAGCTCAAAGGCGGTCTTAAATACATCCTTCTCCCAATCACTTAGATAGTCCAGTTGTTGAACACTACCCTCGTGATGGATTACATTTCTCCATTCCTTCTCCAGCCACTCCTTATCCTTACCTAATCTGAGTCGGTGCTCTTCCATCACAATCTCGAGATACTTGTTTTTAACCAAGTGTGTACCCACGCGAGTCCTATGGACGTAAGCGTTAGACTTAATAGGCTCAATGCTAGCACTAGTACCACAAATAATACTGGAGTTAGCATTAGGAGCAACAGCAAGGAGGTGAGAGTTTCTCTTGTTTGTCCCCATTCCATCTTTGTATTCCCCTCTTACATCAGCTAAAGCTTTGGTTGTTTCTTCTGCTTGTTCTTTAATCAAATTAAACATCTGCAGGTTCTTACCTGTAGCAAGTGCAGACTCCCACGGTATATTTTTGGACTGTAAGTAACCGTGAAAACCCATAGCACCTAAGCCTAGACTGCGTTCACGTACTGCTGAGTTAACTGCCTTATGTAATACAGTAGGAGCATCCTCAATGAAACATTGCAGTACATTATCTAACATAGTAATCAGGTCACCTACTAACGAGGTTTCTTTCCATTCCTCAAAGAGTTCAAGATTGACGGAGGAAAGGCAACATACTGCCGTGCGATTTTCATTTGTGGGCAGATGAATTTCATTGCATAGATTGCTTCCTTTAATTTCAAGTCCTTCATCCTTTAGGGCTTGGGGTAGTTTTCTATTAGCTTCGTCAATGAAGTTGAGATAAGGTTCACCTGTTCTGAAACGTACCTCGAGTAACCTGCACCAAAGGTCGCGTGCCTTGATTGTATCACGGATATCACCTTCATTAGAATCACGTAAATCCCAGTCACTATCACTAGCAACGGCATCCATAAAATCATCAGTAATATTGACAGCATTGTTAATGTTAAAACACTTACGGTTTGCATCACCCCCTGTCGGCACTCTGAGATTAATAAATTCCATAATGTCTGGATGGCTAATATTTGTGTATGCAGCATAACTTCCCTTCCTTGTCTTACCTTGTTTATATGCAGTCATAGCTGCATCACTGACCTTTATAAAAGGTATAGGACCAGGAGCTTTGTCACTCACTGCTCTTACATCTCCCCAATGTCCACCTACCCCACCACCTTTAACAGATAGCCAAGCAAGCTCAGATTGATGGCTAATAAGCCCATCCAAAGTATCAGGAATGTAAGAAAGGAAGCAACTGATAGGGAGTCCTGAAGCACTTTCTCCAGGTGAAGGAGCATTACTAAGAATAGGACTACTGAACATAAACCAACCATTACTAACTGCGTCATATAACCTCTGTGCTAGTTCTAAATCCCCATCGCTATATGCAACACTTGCTCTAGCGTAAGCCTCTTGAGGTGATTTCTCTTTACCTCTTAAATAATAACCCTTAACAAGCTCTTGGGCTTGCTCGGATAGTATCTTATCTCTTGTTCTATCAATTGTTATTCCTAGGTACACCGCTTTCATCTTGTTTACTTCCCCATAATTTAATTACGTTATCACCGTTGTACTCACCAGGGCGTAGCATCCTTGCTACTCTAGCTTGTACTAAGGCATCCTCTTCTGTTAGCTCTTTATCAGCATAGGTTTCCAATATGACATCCCATACTTCTTGCTCGTTAGTCAAATCAAGGGGTTGAAGTATCTTCTCTGCCTTCTTTGGACCAACGCCTGGACAGCCTTTATAGCCATCACTTGTATCACCTGTAAGAGTTTGTAAGTAGAACATATAATCTGCTTCATCCTGCTTTACTTTATAACTCTTAAGGGTTCTGTAGTTGTAGTGAGCACCTACTGCTTGGTTTAAATCCTTGTCAATATGACAAAGCACCCACTCACTAGGTTCTTCATACATTCTCCACACACAGTAATCATCTGCTTCTACATAAGTAGGTGTGTGTACCTGTAATGTATCTGTCACATACCTACGGAGAGGAGTAAGTAACTCCAATGCGTGTTGAGGTGGTTTCCTGTTACTTTTATAAGAAGGAAGGATATCGAACCTAAATGTATTCTTAGGGGATAACACCATTAAGTAATCATCCGTATCTGTAGCCTCCATAATAGCCTCGATATTTGCTTTTATTCCTCTCTTAGCTTTAGTAAAGTTAGTGGTAACAGTAGTAGTATTTTCATCCCACTTAGTTACCTCTTGATTTATTGAAGCGTGTTTATATATTAAACTATCGCTATCTATTAGTGCTTTCATAATGGTATTCTCCACATTGATTTATTATTATCAATATAACCAACCTTCTTCATTTGCCAACTAGCCTTTCCAAAATCTGTATGGCTAGGTAAGCTCTTGTTTTCCCAGTTAAAGTTATAACCCTCAGCACATAGTTTTGTTATCTCAAACACCAAGATAATCTCGGGAGTAGCTGCAATATACATCACTTCCTTTCCTATCTTGTTAGCCTCATCTACTAAAGCATCGAACTTACCGTACTCTATTATCTGAGTGTTATAGTGTGTTCTTCTACACTTTAACTCAACTATGTAATCCTCATTCTCTGCATCCCATCTGCAGAAGTCACTATCTGTCTTTGTTATCCCCCACTTGAAGACTTCTTCGACCCTTTCTAGTAACTTATTCTCCCGCATCAAGGAAACCTCTCAATTCATTTTCAGGTACTACCCCTACTTTGATTTGATACTCATCTCCTTTATAAATAATTGTAGTAGGTACGCCCCTGATACCATAGTCGCTAGCCATCGCAACGCCATCATCTGTCTCAATATCCACACTGATTACTTCCGCATCAGGGTAGGAATCCATTACCTTTACAAATGTAGGTAAATATTGTTTACAAGACTCACACCAATCGGCAGTAAATCTAATAACTTTAATGGACATACATATTCTCCTTAAATTTTAAGTCTTGGCACAGAGGTGCTAGACATTGAGTTGCGTATAGTGCTTCCATAATATCGTCAACAGGGATATCGTATCCTTTGTCGTATAATGCTTGTAAGTAATCAAAGAGTAGGTCTTCAAATCCCTCTATGGGGAGTTCTACTCCTTGTTCTGCTATGTGTTCTGAAAATGTCATCTTCTTATTGTTCCTCAAGGTTTAGTTAACTCAAGCATTATCTTATTCAGATACCACTGAGCCTTCTTTAAGTCTTCCAATCCATTCTTATATTTGTATCTACTCACATACTTAACAACATTCCCCTCGAGGTAATTTAGTCGTTGGTCTAATATAAAATCTATTACTTCTATATTTCCTTGTTTGTAGTGACTTGGATTGATATTATCTTTGGTCATACTTGTCTCCTTTACTTATTGTTTTAAATCCTAGTTCCTTTAGGATATGCAATGTAGTCAGCATACTACATATTATCTTGTCGTCTATTGGTAGCCTAGTAGTAGCTACTCTTTCTATCGCCTCGTCAATTCCTATCTTCGTACTCACCGACTAGCTCCACTACTACATAATTCTCACCGTCTACCCCACCAAACGAAGTAGACATACCAGTAACGTAGTCGTAGTTATCATCTTCGAGTGCACCGTACTCAACCATAGCATCCATTAGGAATTTATGTAGAGGGAAGGTGTAGTTATCTATATCCTTCTTCCTCTTATCTTTAAAGTACAAGGTATAGTGAGGTGTGAGTGTTTTATATTTAGGTAGTGTTTTTATCCACTCTTCAGCTACCTTATGATATGCCTTCTTTACATTGTTCTTTACTATGTAGTGCATAGGTAGCCAATTGTTAATGCTAACTAATATATCTCGTCTCTTGTCTCCCCTTCCTTTCGTAAAGACGGGTAGAGGTAGTATTGCCTTAGTGAGTGTCGAGCCAACTGTTTCCATCCTTTGCTTCTCCTTCAAGTTTAATTCTGAAATTAAGAGTGCTAGTAACTTCAGCAAATGTTGCTTCCGCAACCCCCTTAACCTCATCAACTTGAGCTTCTAACACTTCCATCTGTACTTCATCGTGGATATTGCCTACGAACCTAACATCATATTTAGTTAGTTTCTCAGCTAGTAGTACTGTGTAGTACTTCATCACGTACGCACCAGCAGATTGTAGTAGTGTATTTAGTGCTGCGTGTGGACTGCGTATATACAAACGTCTACCTGTTAGTCCTGTGATGTACCCCTTCTCTGCTGCTTTAGTAACAGATGTGATGAGTTTCTCTAGAGCAGGTAGTGTTTTAAAGAATTTCTTCTTCAAGGCTTTACCTTCCTTAGCTTTACCGCCAACAATAGAACCAATCTTACCGTCACCTGCTCCATATAAGAAAGCATAGATAAAGGTCTTAGCCTGGTCTCGTGTAGCTAGTCCTGCTGCTTCTTGGTTTACTGTGTGGATATCCTCTTCTAATACCTTCTTACCGTATTCACCCCCATCCCACTTAGCCATATAATGAGCAAGCATTCTTAACTCTAAACCACTAGCATCAACACCTACAATTCTATATCCTTTATCGGCTTTGAATAACGCTCTACATTCCTCACCCATAAATGAACGGCTACTAGGTGTCTGTGCTACGTTAGGTTTCCTATGAGTACATCTACCTGTGACTGCTCCTAATGTATCAAGCTGTCCGTGGATGCGGTCATCATTACCTACTAATTTAAGCCAAGCATTGTTACCTTCTGCAACCATACCTAGTAGCTTATTCACATCGAAGAAGTGAGATAGTAGTTTAGCTTCGGGATACTTTAATCTACCTAGTACCTTCGAGTCCACAACAGGATTACCCTTCTCTGATAACTTAGGCTTCCACCCATATAGGTCACCAAACCACTTAGCAATATGCTGTCTAGATGCAGGGTTAAATCTAGTTAACTCAACACTAGAGTGCTCCCAATGTGCCATCCCATTTCTATTGTAAGGTGGGTTCTTGTATGACTTGTGTGACATACATAGGTACTTAGGCTTAAGGACTTTATGTAACTCTTCTTCTACTCGTTCCTTCTCCTGAAGAAGTTGAACGTGTAGCTTCTGTGCTTTACTTACATCAAAGAGCCAACCGTCAATAGTCTGCTGTGTAATAATCTTAGCAAACTCCTGTTCAATTCTTAAGGCTTCTGCAGGTAACCAAGTCTTAGTTAGTAACTTCTTATATAACTTTACAGTTAACTTTACATCCTGTTCACAGTACAGCAACATCTCGTGAGTAAACACATCCCAGGCATCTTCTTGTTTTCCGAAGTCTCCTTTGTTAGAGTTAAGCCTATGCCCCCAGGCTTCAAGAGAGTATCTCCCTTTGAGTTTAGAGGGTATATCTGACAACTCATCAACTGAGTGCATATTGTAGTAAGCTAACTTACTAAGTAGTAGAGTATCAACAACCGTATCACTTAATGATATGTTTGGATGTAGTTTGTGTATCACAGGTATATCAAACCCAATGATGTTATGCCCTATGATGGTGTCGTACTCACTTAGCATTAACAATCCATCATATACTGAGCAAGGTGGAAAGGAATGTAACTCTTCTTCTTCTAGGTCATAGAATGATAAGCAGTGGATAGTAGTAACTTCATCGAGTAAATTATCAGTCTCTAAATCAAAAATCGCTGTTTTCTTCATCGTCAAATTCTCCCTCAAATTCATCGCTTATGCACTCAATCCTACCAGTATCGTGGTTGTAGTTTAAGGTGTCAGCTTTACCTAACGCCCCTCCAAACCTATTCTTCAATACTCGTATTCCTATCCTGTCACCTGCTTCTTCTGATTGAGCATCACGCTCTAGTCCAATTACAGCATCACTTAGTTGGGCAATAGCACCTGAACCTCTTAACTGGCTGAGTGTTATCTGTGCTCCGTCTTCGTGTCCTTTATCACCTGATGCCCTACGCAAGTGGGAGATAAGTAGCATACCCACATTAGTCTCTTCAACTACAGAGCGTAGCATAGTCATTAGGTTATCGATAGACCTGCGTTCGTCACCACCTTCCATACCTGAGATAACAATAGAGATGTGGTCTAGGACAATGTAATCCACACCACAGTTATGAATCATAACTCTTATCTTACTCATTAGGTTATCGGTCTCCATAGAACCGAAATGGTCATAGAGATACAGCCTGTCCTTACCGATAGTTTCATCCCAAGCTTCCTTCTTTTCCTCGGGATTTAATTCATCATCATAGAACAGAGGTTTATTGGCATACATACCTAAGAACTTAGTTAACGTACTACGCCAATTCTCTTCTAGTGCAATGTATCCAATCTTCTTATCCTGCCTAAGCATTAAGTCATAAGCAATCTCTCGTACTACTGTTGATTTACCCATACCTGAGCCAGCAGTAAAGGTAACTAACTCACCTTTGCGTAGCCCCTTAAACATCTCGTTCATCTTTGGGTATGGATATTCAGCAGAATCAAATACCTGTACCTCTTGATACTTCTCCCATAGCTCTGAGCCATTGAGAATACCATCGGGTCTCCATTCCTTTGCTTCATAACTTGCACTGACTACAGAACTTGTACCTTCAGCTACTAACATCTCGTTAGCATCCTTGTACTGAGTAGTAATTACTTTCACCTTTCCTGGTGATAGTAGTGGCATTACTTCTTCTACTGCTTTCTTACCTGCTTCGTCATTATCGAACCACAACACAATAGTATTGAAGCCCTCTAACCACTCTAGGTTCTTCTTGATTGTAGCCTTAGCACTAGTAGCACCATTAGGTATAGATACCACTGGATACTTACATTCAAATGCTTCCGCTACGGATAAACAATCAATCTCACCTTCAGTGATGATTACCTGCCTTCCTTTGTCTCTGAATAAATGCTTACCAAACATAACGCCTGGGTTTACATCTCCTCGTGTTCTAAATGTTTTGTCTTTAAACCTAACCTTCTGTCCTACTAATTCACTATTGTTATCGTAGTAGTTGGCTAAGTAGACTGGGCTTCCATCAATCTCTGCTCTGTGGTAACCATATTTACGGCACGTCTTCTGTGAAATATGTCTTGATTTAACTGCAACGTAATCACCGTGTAGTAGTTCGTCCCTCATATTGTGTCTCCTATTGTTTGTACTTGTTTGTTTTACTTGTTCGTTTTCCCCAGTATAGTGATATGCGGTACAACTGTAGCAATAAGTGTTATTAGTGTACTCACTTAACGCATCAGAACTACCGCAATCAGGACAGGGGAGGTGAGCATTTATTAGCT